ATCCCTCAAATTTTGAATGCGGTCGCAAACATATTTAACACTCTAGCAGAATTGCCTCTTAAGATTTTAGAGGGAGTTCAAAACGTCTTTAAAGGAGCGGTTAAATTTGTAACCGAGTTTATCCCTAACCTTTTAAAAGCGGTTCCAGAAATAATATTTACAATCTTTAAAGGTCTTTACGTTGAGCTACCGAAAGCATTCATGCAACTCATGAAGATGCTGCCTGACTTGATTCTTAACGTGATCAAAGAATTACCAGCTATGGTATCTGAGATCGTCGAAGCTTTAACTTCTTATATGCCTGAAATAGCGATCACGTTTATTCAAACCATCGTCGCAAACGCTCCAAAAATTGTGTTTGCGCTGATGAAATTGTTTTACGTTGAGATACCAAAGGCAATCATTCGAGGGATTATAAACGGCGTTAAGGCTATCTTCGGAGCTTTAAAAGGATTGTTCGGAGGTGGCGGTCCTAAGATTGATATCGATACGAAATCGATAAGCGAATCGATGAAAAAAGCGGCTCGCGTCCTAACAGGTGAGGCGTCAAAGCTATTTAAAGTGAGCGATCTTGGCGCTGATGCTGTTCAACAGAAGGTCAAAGACCAGCTTGAAGCAGTTGAAGAAGCTGGGCGTAATGCTAGAAATTGGCTACTAGAGGCGTGGCAATGGATTGTAGCACGGTTCCAAGAAGTGATTGACGGTCTCTTATATGTTTGGCGTATGGTCTACGATTCAATTATTTTGCCATTCTTGTCCGCATTACAAGCGGCTTGGAGTTGGGTTAGCGAGACGATAATCAAGCCTTTCATCTTAGGTTTGCAACGAGTATTCCAGTTTGCTCAAACGGTTCTAGGAAGCATTTCAAACGGGATTAGAGCGGCATTCGAATGGGCTTCAAACTCTCTTAACGCAGTGTTTCAAGTTCTACGCAATACGATTGAACCGATCGTTAACGCTTTCCAATCTGCTATCGGAGCGCTATCGAACGGCTTTGGTTGGATTAACACACTAAGCGAATCAATAAATAAGCTATCAAACGGCTTTAGTTGGATCGGAGATTTTGCGGATTCAATACGCAAACTCACTGACTGGAATTGGCCAGCGGTTCCAGGGCTTGGTGGCGGAGGCGGTGGAGGCGGTGGAGTTATTGGCCAAGTAGCGGAAGAGGTCGGCAGTTGGTTTTCTAACGGCGGTCCAGTATACGCTGCAAACGGAATGGTTATGCCAAACCGAGGGACTGATACCGTTCCGGCAATGCTCACTCCAGGTGAGTTTGTAATGCAACGAAGCGCGGTAAACTCGATTGGTCTAGGAAACCTAGAGCGAGCGAACGCGACCGGTCAACTTCCGGTTGGAGGAAATCAAGTCTATAATATTTCAATTAACGTGGACGCGAAAACCGCACCAGATGAGAAGTTTATTAGAGGCACGATGCTTCCTCTTCTTAAAGAAGAGTTGCGAAGGGCATCACTTGACGGTCAACGTGTAATTTTCCAAGGTGGTATTAGATAATGAGCGCAACCATCACAAGTTTTGGCTATTTGGCGACGTCGTATCTCACCTATGACTACCTTGCTGAGTTTGAAACGTGGGCTTATCCATCGCAGGTAACGCATGTCATAAACGACGAGCATTCGATTGACACTCAATTGAGTCGAACTATTAACTCGCTGAAGTCGGTTAAGTCTGAAGTTGATAGAATTGTCGATACGACTAAGCTAGTAAAGTCTCAATTGACTCAATCAATCGACAGCTTAAAGTCTGTTAAGTCTCAAGTTAATTTTACTGCAGAGGTTACAAAGGACAACAAGTCTCAAGTAAATAGACTGATTTTAGACTTACCTAGATCGTCGAAAATGGAACTAAGACAAGGTAAATTGCTTCACGAAATTTGTGAAGACTCTGGATATCTAGTCGATCCTTATTTAACGCTAGCCTATTTAACGACTCAAATTTGCGTTCATGCTCCATCGCAGGTTCTTAGGTTTATCGGAGATATCGACACGACTTACACTCAAACCGCACACGGTATCGATAGAACTAAATCGGTTAAGTCACAAGTTCAATGGCAGATTACTTTACAAAGAGATTTCCTATCTCAATTTGACCGAATTAGTTCGGTTGATAAAGGTTCTCAAGTTCTATTTGCTCTCTATAACACGACAAATCTACGCATACTAAAAGACTTTCCGAGTCGTGGAACAGGTGGAACTAATTGGACCGCAAACAGTACGGCGTCTGGTGACTTCTCACCCTACAACTTGAACACGGATATCGTAGAACAAGTGTGGAGATCTGCTAGCGGAGTGAAGACCGGTCTCACACTTACATGCGATACGCAAGTGACCCAAGGTATCTTTATGGATACGCTCGGTATTTTGAATCATAACCTTACACGTTCGGCGACGGTTGACCTTCAAGCGTCGAATGATGCTGGTTTCGGATCGATACCGTTCCAAATCGAGCTAAGTGTAATTGATGAACCGAATATTTATTATATCGCTCCAAGCCTTCCGGTTAATTCCTATAGGTATTGGAGATTTATTATTAATGACAGCACCAACACTGCCGACGCTATACAAATTGGCACAATTGTTTTCGGATCTAGCGAAATATTCCAGGGCGAGTGTTTTGTCGATCAGGTTCAAAGGTCAACAAGGCACTTCTCAGACAAGGTAATGACGGAAGGTTTCACGAACGTATCGAATGACCGAGCACTAAAATACTCTACACAATTGGAGTTCAGATTCTTGAACTTCCAAAAAGGTAACTACAAACGTATTCGCAATGTATTTAGAGAAGCTAGAACGTCGCTCAAATGCTTATGGATACCGACTCCGCAGTTCCCAGAACGGTTTGCGGTGTTTGGAAAATTAACGCAAATTCCACCTGAAACACATAAGGTTATCTCGGGTGATGCCGACTATGTTTCATTTAATACGGAAGTGGATGAAAGCCTATGAATAACGTCGTCTCGTTTGATTACTATCGAAGAAAGAGAAATGAAGAGATATTGGAAAAGTTCTTCAAGGGAGAATCACTTGCAAAGGTTCCACCACAAGCTACATGGTTTCCACCACGTCCAATTATAAAAAAAGATCACAAGGAAATGGCACGACTTTACGGCACTGAAGAGGTCGATAATGAGCGGAAAGAATAGACGATTATACCAAACGGCGACAACATTAGATCAAACTGTACTCGATTGGTGTCACGATAACCTTGAATGTAAGCTTGAGTTTATCGCTGAGATTGAATCTCCCAGCGGTACAATCTATGCAAGCGACAGAAACAAGTACGTTGGGGATCGTTTTTATGAAGCTTTATTAGTTTTTCCGGTTATCAATAGAACGGTTGGCGATTGGTTGACCCCAGAACTTTCATTTTCGACGTTAACTCTAGAGCTTTCAAACGCAGATTCTCGTTTTAATGATATCCTTCCAGGTGGTGTTAATTATGGTTCATGGATTGGTAAAGAGATCACCATTCGCATTGGGCTTGCTGAGATCGAGTCAACATATAAGACGATCTACCAGGGTACTATAACCGAGGTCGGAGGCGTCAAGCGCTCCGTCAAATCGATTACTTTAATTTCTAGAGACCGTTATGATCGAATGTCTGCAAACTTTCCTACTACGGTTATAAGTAGATCAATTTTTACAAAAGTGCAGGACGATGTTGTAGGTAAGATTCAACCGGTAATATACGGCGACTTTACAACTAGCATTGTTCCAGATCCTGCCGTGATACCGTCATTCGTGGTCAATGGACGCGATCCGCTTGTTCATTTTAAAACAATAGACGTCGATATAAATATAGGAACGTCATCGTTTTTTTCATCGAATCATTGTCTCGATGCGAACGATCCTATCCAGTTTGCGACGTCTGGATCTTTACCAACAGGCTTAACGGCTGCAACAACGTATTATGTAAAGAATCCATCGACGGACGCATTTCAAGTTTCAACAAGTCCTGGAGGTGCGGTTCTTGGACTATCTGGAACACAATCTGGATCTCATACGTTTCAAGCCGATCCAGCGGCATCTAGAAAAAATATAAAAACTTTGACTTCTGTAAATAGCTTATCGTTATTTGACGTCGATAATGTCTGGATGCGTCGAGGTGAGCTATATTACCGAGTAGAGCAAGCTGACGTGGTAAATATTTCGGGTAGTCTTAACGCGTTTGAGGTTGCACAAAACACGGCTAACCTTTGGTTTGATGGAGCTGCTTACCTTTACGAACCTGGAGACCTATTTTTTGTTCGCGTGAAAGGAAAGTCTTTATCAGGATATGACGACAACATTGTCGAACAAGCTAAGGATATACTCAAAACATATGGAGGAGTCGTTGATGGCGACTTCGACGCAAATTGGGCGACGTACCGAAGCAAGTCAACTCCAACGCAGTCAGCAATCGTTGATATAAAAAGTCGCGTATGGGTTGGAGAAGCGACTCCTGCGATCACCTATGCTCTATCAATGCTTGAACAGGTTAGGCTTGAAGCGTTTATTGATAGAAATCAAAAATTAAAGATAAATTCTTTACATTTTGAGGACTTCGAATCGTCACCATCTTTCACGGTTAAGAATTGG